CGGCAACCATTTCTGAGCTGTGGGTTGAAGCTGAATTTCACTTTTTCGCTTCAACGTTGACGGGAGGCAATTCAGTGCCGCCGCCTGCTCGGTTCTTTTCGGCCGCTGCCACGAACCTGGGTATTGTGAAGGGATTGATGACCCTCAATGATAGTACGGCTCACGCTTCTGTACCTGGTGCCACCAGTACGCTTCCTGGTAGCAATGCGGCCTTCTCCATCACCGCACACTCGGTTACCCCATCGAGCTCGACAGTAGCGTCTTTCCGGGTGCTGTTACCATTTGTTGGTGCGCCGCAAACGGGTGGTTATTCACGGCCTGGGTCGTATGTAGTGGCTGTGATGGGCGTGAGTCTCGAGACCAAAACTGCTTCGTTTGCGTTTGCTGGTGAAAATGGTGTGACCGTGCACACTGGTCCTTCTTTCAACGGTGGATCCTCCAACGGTGCGTACGCTACGGTGCCGGCGACGTCGGGCGGTCAGCCCAACATCGCGATTGGCCGATTTGATGTCCCCGTGTCGAGCAACAATTTTGCTTACACTACCGGAATTGATAGCGGCACTGGTGTTATCTCGCAGTGGTTGCTTGCCCCATCGGTTGCGGTTGCATTGACCAACGCTACCGCAGATGCGAATGCGAATTTGGAAGTGTATGTGTTCCCCGTGTCAACCACAGTGCCTGCTTTGTTGAGTCAGACGCTGACCTCCGCAGCCGGTACGGACACGCTCAATTCTGACACAAAAGTTGTGGCATTTGACGGCGCAACTATTTTGCGCCGCACGGTGATTGCTAATACACCGTGCGCCACCACCACCACCATTGTCGAATCGGTCGAACGACGCGACACTCAACCCGTGCGTCCTGCCGGTGCCAATGCCATTAACAACAGGTCGAATTTAGAACGCAAAAGTGATTTCGGCCTCCCGCGTGTTAGCACTGGCGTTGCCACCGTTTCCAATCGTGGTGTCGCCGGCTTGGCCTCCACCGTTTGTGTGCCCGACGGTTTTGTGCTTGTGAAAAAGGACAGCACTGGATCGTTGGAGACCGACTCGTAAGTTCCCCGGTCATCCCCTGATTGTCAGGCCCCGGCCTCCCCCGCTTGGATTGTAAGTCTCGTTGAGCCTTTTCGAATTAAGGGGTCCGCCTTGCCACACCTTCGACATAGTGTGCTGCCCGTAGTCGGTTAACCCACCTCCGTTGCCCCACAGTGTGGGGCTTGGTATTTACCCTGAAAGGGCCGCCAGTTGCCGGCCCCGTCTTAGACGTTAAACAAAAAACAATAAAGAGTATGAGAGAGACAAGACGCTTAGCGCCAGTGCCGGTTCTGACTAACCGGCGAGGGCGAGATTAATAAACTCCGGGCCCCCTCAAATATTAAAG